AGTAGTACTAGCTATATGTAAGGGATTATCTGGAGCAGTAGTTCCTATGCCTACGTTTCCAGAAGAATCAATACGCATGGCTTCTGAGCCCGCAACCTTAAACAAGTGTTTACCTGTAGAAGTTTGAGCATCATAAGCCACACCATCATCATTGTTTAAAGTATTTTCAGTAGAAATTTTTAAACCACGACTTGCTTGTCCAGAAAATACAGCGTGTGTTCCATTTACACCACCTGTTACAGATAATCTTGCAGAGTTAAAAGCACTCGCAGTTCCTATGCCTACGTTTCCAGACTTATCAATTGTCATTCTTGTTGCTAAAGCACCATTAGTATTGTTACCAGGATTTGTTAAAAAATCTATAGAACCACCACTAGCATTGCCTGCTAAATCAGAGTGACTCAAATTTATTTGTGCTACTGCTGAATTAGCATCATGAGCAGGTTGATTAGGATTTATACTTGTTGCTCTAAGCTTTAATAAGGTTGATTGTGAGTAGTCGTTAGATGAAGCGTTACCTGCTGTTAGCATCACCTGTCCTGTAGAGTTATGCCCTATTTCGTTTACATCTAAAGTATAATTAGGACTCGTAGTTCCTATGCCCACGTTTTGAGACGAATCAATCATCATAGCTTGGCTTCTGTTTGCCCAAAATCTCATGGCATTATCAGAATTCTGATAAGTAATTCTTCCTTCAGCAGGGTAATCTGTATCACCAAATAATATAGAACCAAAATCACCTGAAGAAGTGCCAGATATTATGTTCAAATCAGTATCAGTTGATGCTTGTAAATGAAGTAAATATGCAGGACTTGAAGTTCCTATGCCTACGTTTCCAGAAGAATCAATACGCATAGCTTCTGCAAGAGTAGCTGACGAATCTGCTGCTGTTTTAAAAGTTAATGCTCCACCATCACTAGCATTTCTAATAGCAGATATTTCTCCACCTCCTGCTGTTGATGTTCCTGAAGTAGAGTTTACAAATCTTATTGATGTAGATGTAGATGTTGATGAATTATTGTTGCGAACTTGTAAAGCGGTTATATCAGCTCCTGCATTAGTTGCTACAGTTTCTAGAAGTCTTGAAGGACTCGCAGTTCCTATGCCTACACGCTCAGAACTATCAATAGTTATAGCAGTTGCATCTGCATTATCATCTATACCTTGTGAAGTAAATGCTCCTTGGACAGTCAAATCTACTACAGAAAGACTAGCAAAAGCATCTACTACGGCTGCTCCACTACCAGCACCATCTAAATAAACTGCTTTTACATCACCTGGGGCTATAGTTACATTAGCTCCAGAACCTTGTGAAATTATTATGTTTTGAGACCCACTTGTTCCGTTTTCTATGAATTGCATCCTTTTCATAGTGTTAGGGGCAATGGTTATAGTACAGGCTGAATCTAGTGTTCCTGTATATTGGAGATACATAGCTCTACCTGGGTCAGTTGCTCCGTCTGCTACCGTAGTTGTATGAGTATCTGCGTTAGTAGTAATTGCTTCTGTGCCAAAACCAAGTGCCTCTCCAATCAGAGTCAAATTTTCGTTCGTCGTATCGCCCCAAGTTCCTGACGCATCCCCCGTGGCCATTTCGTTAAGTCTTAAATTATTTACGTATGTGCTTGCCATAATTTATATCTCCGCTTTGATTATATTACCTTTTCTTTGCATAGTTAAGCAACTTCTTCCCAGCCTGGAGTTTGCGAATCTGACACTGAACTCCAGGTTGGATCTTGTGTATCTGTTACCCCTGTCCAACTAGGATCTTGTGTATCATCTACTAATCCCCAAACAAGTAATTGATTCACACTTCCCGCTGCTTGTACGCCTGTAAGAACAACAATTCCTACTCCTGTAGCAGTTAAATTGCCGACTGTGCCTGTTCCTGCAACTCCTGTAATACTTACATTGTTTACAGTAAGGATAGTTAAGCTAGAAATCGCTCCTGTAGCAGCAACGCCTGTTGGAAACACATTAGCGTCACAGGTTACAGTTTCATCGCCTAAGGATATTGTAGAAGCAGTACCAGAAACACCTGTTAAAGCAGCTCCAGCAGTGGCTATATTACCTAATGCAGTTGTGCCTACTACTCCTGTTTCTGAAACATTTGCATCAGCTGTTGTAGTTACCGATCCTAGTAAACCTGTGCCAGCTAATCCTGTTAAAGAGGCCTCCCCTTGACCAGAGGCAGATACGCCTCCTAATGAAGTAGTCGCAGATAAGCCTGTTACAGCTACATCACCACCAGCAGAAACAGCTACAGAGCCTAACGCAGTAGTTCCTGCTAGACCTGTTTCGGTTACAGTTGCAGCACCCGTGGCTGTAAGAGAGCCAATCGAAGCTGTGCAAGTAACACCTGTTTCTGTTACGTTTGCGTCACAAGATACTGTTTCTGTACCTAACGCAGAAGTCCCTGCAACACCTGTAAGGTTTACAGTTACATTAACTATTGCGGGCTGACCCCAGGGACCCTCGCCCCAGCCAGCTCGACCCCAACCTGCCATTTAGAGGTTACGCTATTCTTATTACTGCGTTACTTGCGTCTGCTGCTGGAAATTGAATAGTAAAGCTTCCCGCAGTTGATGTCTTATCTCCGCCAAAATCAAATACCGCAACAGCTGGATCACCCGATGCAGAGTCATTGTAGATCATACAACCTCTTGCTGTGACTGTAGCTGTTCCAAATGTAAGATCGTTAAAGTCTGTGAACGCGGTGGTTCCAGAAGATGTTGGATTGACATTTGTTAACGCTGCTCCACCTGATGTGTAGTTTGTTCCACTAGCTTGGTTAGTTGTAGTAAACGCTGTAGTAGATGCACTCATAGTTGCAGAGCTTGTGTATAACGCCAGCTTAAAAGTGTTACCACCCGAAGCTTTAAAATTATGCACACCCTCTAAAAGTTCTTTTTTAAAAGAAGTGCACATTGCTTGTGTTATAGCCATTATAGTCTCCTAATAATATTAGCTAGGTCTTTTTGACCTTGTTTCTCTAATTCATTACATATTGTACAAACGTGGTTTTTAACGGCCTCGCGCATATAATAAGTAATAATCTGTTTGCATGCTTCTTTAAAAGCATGTGCTTGTGCCCTAATGGGTGCAGGGGCAGTATCGCTAATGGAAACTAATCTATTAGTAGCCATTTCTGCAACTTCTTCTACAGTGTGCACTCTGTTATTAGTTGTAGTAACGTTAAGATTACCAACTTCTGTTTCTGAATCAAGTGAAAACATTAATATTCCTCTGGTTCTGGTGGTAAGTCATTTCTATCTATCATTCCTATAAAAGGTTGTTCTTGTTTTATTATATCAGACCATTTACAAACACCCATCTTACCTCCATCCATGTAAGTAACAACGGGATCCTCTAGTCTGTGGTAGCCATAAAGTTTTTCTTTTGTCGGAACATTCGTTTCAAGTAGATTAGATCTAGGTGCTACGGACACTTGTATATTATTTTCCATACATTTAGCTAACCAAAACTCACAGCATGCCTTGCCTGACTCTGCAAAGTGCATGTTGGTCTTATAAGTAAAATCCACTCCAAAAACTGTTAAGTGACTTACCTTATTCCACAAGGCAAATGCTATAGCGTAAGCGACTGTATTATTAAAGTAAGCGCATCCTAGATCACCTATCAAAGGCCCTAATGGAAACTCTTCTGCAGCAGAAACACGCTCGTCTAGTTCGCATGTATATATTGGATACTCTATTTGTGGAAGATACTTTCGCATAATTTGAGTCATGCTTCCTGCATCCTCTGTATCTAAAAATCTAGACATAGGGTCTAGTATGAAAGCTCTATTTACTTCTGGAAGAACACTAACCATCGCGTTTATAGCCCACACTTCATCGAAAACTAGGCTATGTGTCCTGGACAAATGGTAATCTATTTGACTTTGGCCCATTGCAACTAACGCAATGTTTTTACCCTCCAATTCTGGAATTGGTTTTTTGAGCATTAGGTAATAGGAATACGAACTTGGTCGTACCTATATTGACTTTGTGTACCCGCTCCCTCTGCAGTATTTTTTAATCTAGCCAAAGCGTCCTCGAACCTTTGATTGTATTGCGCTATTTCTGTTGGTTCCATTTTTAAAAATATGGCTGCCTCGGTTAAACAAGCATATAACAATGTGGTGGGGGCATTTTCTGATAGCCACGTTTGTCCGCTGTCTCCAGCTGCTGTTAATGAGGCAGGTCGGTAAAAATAATGTAGTTCAAATGTGTAGTTACCATTAGGCGTAGGTGCAAGAATAAAAGTATCACTGTCAAACTCCGCGTAATATTTTGGTCTTCCCGTAACAGGTCCTGCAGGTGTGTTAGCTTGTCCTCCCATTCCTGAATGGTTCGTACAATAATAGTGAAGAGTAGGAGCGTCCTCTGCAACTGTTATTTCAGTGTAGGCTCCTGAGCTCCCTGGTGTACCAACAGTTGTAACTCCAGTTGTGTACTCCGTTCCCCCTCCCCAAGTACCATTACCTGTTGTTGAAAACCGTAGCGGGTGATTTAAATTACTACTATCAGACTGGTCAAATCTATAAGTTTGTCCCTCGGTTAAATTAATAGTAGGACTATTAATCCCATCTAAATAGTATTTATTACCTGACCCATAAGTATTTACACCACTGGCCACTGTAACTGTATAGGTTGTCGTGCCTGATCCAGCAATCGGTTCATAGGCTCGCATAAAACTAACTTGTTTTAAATTTAAATAATGATATGTGTCCCCTTCAAGAACAGCTAAACTAAATGGAGCTAAAAAATCTGTTGGCATGCCTAAATACGGAGTGCCTGATGTAGCTTTACCTGTTACATTCTTTTTAAAGTTATCTAACCAAACACCTTTTAATATTCTCTCTTCGCCCTGTTCAATAATTGTATTAAGAGTATTTACGAACGTAGTTTCAGAACTATCTACATAATTCTGTATTGTTGTTTTTAAGCTGCTGTATGTAAATCCCGCCATTGTTAGGTGTTTATTTGACCGCCCATACCTGAGTGGTTAGCACAGTAATAATAAAGCGTAGGAGCACCTGATGCAACTTGTATCTGAGTGTAAGCCCCTGAGCTTCCTGGTGTGCCATTTGTAGTTACGCCTGTTGTATAAGCTGATCCTCCGCCATGTGTGCCATCTGATGTGGTAGATATTCTTAGCGGATGAGTGCTGTTGCTACTATCAGATTGATCGAATCTGTACGTTTCTCCTTCGGTAAAGTTTAATGTTGCTGCTCTAGATCCATCTATATAAAAATAATTTGATCCAAGATAACTAGCAACTGTAACTGTATAACTCGTGACGGAAGAAGCTCCTGTTACTGTTAAAGATCCGACACTTCCTGTGCCAGCTAACCCTGTTAACGAAACAGTCGCATTTGGAGATTCCGCATTTACTGTTAATGCTCCTATGCCCGTATCACCTCTAACATAAGTAAGCACTGCAGTAGAGCTTGGAAGAGAGGATATACCTTCTGCAGTAACTTCGTCTCCTCCTCCTGTGATATTTCCAGTTGTAGCTGTTCCTGTAGATGTAAAGTTATACTCATTATTGTCTACTACAGTTATTGAATAACCGTCACTTGCTTCTAACACAGTAGTGGAAACACCATCTACAGCTTCTGTGTTCCTGAATCTTACTGTGTCTCCAGTAGCTCTGCCGTGTTTAAACTCTGTAACTGATATAACTGCACTGGCTCCTGCGCTACCTGTTCTGAATGGATTCAATGGCAATAAAGTTTGTTCTGGACCTACGGTGCACTCTATGCCACCGCCTCTAGTTGTTGATGTTGCTGTGTTTGACGAAGCCACAAAAGTATATGTATTGTTGTAATAATTAAGAAGGTCGGTTGTAGGATTTTCTGTAACCGTTATAGAGTACCCATTAGGATCTTCAATAATAGCACTCGTAAAACCGCCGAAATTTGTTACATTTCTAAACCTGACTGTATCTCCCGTGCTTCTACCATGATTATCTTCAAACACAGTTATTTCTGCACTGCCTTGGGTAGTTAAAAAAGGATCATTAGTAAGAAGAACCTCAGAAGCAGGCTCTGTTCTATCAGGTCTTGGGTTTAATAAAGCTTCGGGATCAGCTCCAACAGGAGGAGCCTCTAGTTGTGGTTGTTTTGGATCAAAGCACTCAGGGCATGTTTTAAATCCATCCCATTGTTCTTGTAATTGGTGTAAACGATATCTCTGTCCGCATGTATCGCAGATTCCGTAAGCTCGTTTACCTGATGCAAAGGCCATATCATATTACTAGTCTTGGAGGTAAAAACTTAGAACTCACTGAGTCTATATCCTCACTAGCTGCTCTGTCCCACTCTTCATCATACACAGATTTTAAAAGTTGTATTCTGTCGGGAGCCCTTTTCATTGCAATGTAGTATGCAAGACCTGCTGTTAAACAAGGCAGAAATCTAAATGTTACTTCCATCGTGTTTGTATAGTCTCCTGCATCTTGAAGTCTAGTTAGTGCATAAAATTTAATTACGTCCGTAGAATTTTCTGGAGTGGGGTATAAATAAACTTTTGGTGTTATGTGTCTTTCTAAAAAGAATTGAGTGGGCTTTGCCTGATCCGTTTTGTTAGGGGTATAAAGGTAATCAGACCTACTCAATCTAGACATTTGAAAATCAGTATTATCACGAGTAATAACAGCAGATGTTATATCTATAATATCTGTGCCTAAACTGTATTCATCAGTGCCTTTTGTAACAGTAAAACTATTTTCTGTTATAAGCCACTGATTGAGACCTCTGTTAGCCCACTCAGCAATCATTATATTTAGTGAGCGTCTTGCTGTTTCTAGGTCATAGCCCGTGCGAAGTTCTAGACCGCACCTTTCGTAAGCCTCTTCTATAATTTCATCGACACTGAGGTCAAATGAAGTTGTTCCAGATGTCGCCATTATTTTTTCTTCTTAGCACTCTTAATAGAGCGTTCTATTTGAGCTGCCTGTTTAGCATGCAGCCTAGACGCACCTTTTAATTCTTTTATAAGTTTTCTTTTTTGTGCAACTGTTAAATCAGCCATTAGTCTTCCTCCTCTGCATATAGGTTATCAAATATTCTGTTAACATCCAACGTATAATCAAGATCAGATTTAGAATAGTGTATGTGAGCCGATGGTCTAAAATCAGGTGCTCCTTGACCTGTTTCAAACCAGGCTGGGTGTGTAACTCTTACTCTGTTATTTGGCAAAGCTACGATATTGCCCGTCCATTCTCCAGCGTCTAAAAGTTCTAATACATGACTTTGTTTGTGCTGAGCAGGATCATCTGCAATTTCGTTTTCTGCGTAGTCCACTGTAAACAAGTATTTTGCAGGATACATTTCTCCTCCTATTTTTGCCAACCAGGGACATGGAGTCGCTCTATCTATTACATACACTGCATGATTATGAGAAGAACAGTCCCAAGGCTGAGCATCATGCACTGCCATTGGTTCTGGCCATTCCTCAAATGGTGTGTCGCCAACGAGAGCAGTTATAGGCATTCTTGCCCACATTGCTCCCCCGTACACGTTCTCCATTCCTTGCTCTTCTTGCTCTTCTGAAAGAACGCCTGTAAATATAACTTGGAAACTAAGACATCTACAGGGCATGGTGGTCACGCCCACTACCATGGCGTGTAAAAATTCGCCATGGTATTTCTCGTGGTTGTGAGTGTATTCGCGTCTAACCCAACACTTAAAGTGCGGTATATTACTATGTAAATAAGCCACTATCTATCGTGCCTTATCCTTTTCCGCCTTTTCTCATGCCTTTGGATTTCATGCCAACTTTACCGCCAGCTTTCATTCCTTTAGTTCTTACTGCTCCAGAAACTCTGCCACCAAGTCTATAGCCTTTGCTTCTCATAGCACCAGCTACTTTACCGCCTTCTCTATAGCCCTTAGTTTTGACAACGCCACCTTTTTTCATGCCCTTAGTTTTCATAAGACCTCCAGCTCTCATGCCTTTAGTCTTCATCATACCGCCAGCTCTCATGCCTTTAGTCTTCATCATACCGCCAGCTCTCATGCCTTTAGTCTTTCCACCTTGAGCGTAACCTTTAGTTTTCTTAAACATATCTACCTCTTAATTGTAATATGCAACAAAAAAGTCACAATTAGTTAAAGCTACAAACGCTCCTTCTGTGAAACGACAGCCCA